ATAAAAAAGCCGCTCCAATTTTCAAAAGTAAAATTTGAAATTGAATAAATATTTTTTTCATGTTTTAATTATATACATTAATTCAATGTAAGCCGGCCTATTATCAAAACTGTTTGATGATCCAGTATTAGCCAAAGTGATCCCAGTTGTTGCACTATCTGTATTAACCTCCGTCCCAAATTTTTGGGAATAAGATGGATCATTAGGGCCACCCTGAGATGAAATACTAAAGCCGCCGCCATGCACATGACTAGGATCGGTTACAACGTGAGTATGAGTCGGCATTTGCGCCTCAGTTAATGTTAAACTATCCGCGCCGCCGGTTGCAGCTGTTTGTGTTGATTGGCCCCGTACAAATCTATCAACCAAATTAGGCAAGTTGAAATTTGCACCGGCCCCGCCGTAAACATATCCGATTGCAGTATGAAGCGCGCTATATGTAGCGGTTGCAACGCTAGCCCCATCACACAAAAGCCAACCGGCCGGAACCGCGCCGGCCGCGCCGGCCCAACAAACAACCATGCCGGCCCCGTGTGGGTCCGCGCTTGCAGTCCACTCGGGGGCCGTTGCGCCGGCGTTTACAGAAAGTGTGTCGCTTGCATTTCCTAAAGTTAAAACTTGCATATTACCGGCGGCCCCATCACTAAACGTAATGGCGCCGGTTGTCATGGCCGCGCCGCCTTGCGTAACACCGTTTAGATTTAAGCTGCCTCCGTCATTTATTATTCCTGAATCGTGAGTATGACTGCGGGTAACTGAGGAGCCTGAGCCGCTAAAGCCCATGATTAACCCCGCTCAAAAGCAAATCTAGCGCGTTCAGTTGTTAAGAGTGTTGGTGCAACCTGAGCAACAATGTCAGTTTGACCGGCCGCGCCGGCCGTAACTCTTATACTAATAATATTTTGGTCATTAATATTAAATTGGCCGCCGGCGGCAAGTTGAAAAGTTAGAGACCCGTTAAGTGAGATTGTGCAAGCATTGGCCCCATCTTGGTTTATAATAGCTGCGGAAATTGCAACGCCTTTGTATAAATCAGGATATACAATAGAGCCGGTTGCACCGGCCGCGATTGTGTCAACGGTTGGAAAACTTTCAAGCGTAATATCTTTTGGTTTAGTTGTTACTACAAAACCCTCAATAACTGTGGGCATTGTTGCACCTAAAACAAATTAGCGTATTTTATGAGAAATGGAAATGCAGACACCGCGCCTAATGTTTGTGTTACATTAAATGCTAATTGTTTGCCGCCGGCCGCCGCTCCAACTGTTATCGGAATTGGGCCTGCTACGACACGGCCCGCGCTTGCTGGGTCTGAGGCCGTTGCGAAAAATGACACACCAGCTTCTAAACCGTTTACTAAAAGGCGGGCGTTGTGTTCAATGCCGGCCGCGTTGGCCGGATTATCTACAAAATCTAAAATTACATTATCGCGATTTAATTGTTGTACTGTTAAACCCGTAATATTATCGGTTGCTAAAGCAAACGCGTTAAGAGCGGCCGGTGCTACGGCGTTGTATGCGCGCATTAATGGAACGGCCATTATAGAGACTCCGTTCTAATATTATCTAGTGCTTGGGTTCCGCGTTGGCCGCCCATTGGTGCAATTAAAACCGTTGCTACGGTTCCTATTGCAGATTCAACGCCGCCAACTGAGTATGATAAGGCGGCCTCCCCTGCTTTAGCGATTGGGTGATTGGCCCATTGAGGAGCAACAAAACCCAAAACCGTTGAAGCAATAGCACCTAAGCCGGCACCAAATAAGAATTTTTTAGCACCAGTCGAAAACATTGTTTTAAAAGCCATAATTCTACATTCTTAGAATAGAGAATGACTTAATAAGTTTTAACCTAATTAAAAATATGGTCGTTTGGTCTAAGATTTTCCCCATAGCCGCTTTAGGGGTTGCAATACTCTTTGTTGCCAATGCATTTTCTAGGCCTGCGGCCGCAACAAGTACAGCTAAGGCTTTAACTGAGCAGGTTGCAACGATTGGAGCCGCCGGCCAAAATATAGAATTGTTTGGGCGCGGGGTTGGCGGGGGTTTAGCCGGATTACTTCAACCCATTTGGGAAGTATCAAATTTAATTGAACGTTTTAGCACATTATCGAGCGGGGCCGCAAATGTTAGCCCAGTAAGCCAAGATTTAGGGGGCTATTCTTCCTTTCCATCTAGCCCAACTTATACAACCTCATCAGGAACCAACACAGCAACGCCAACGGCAAGCCCGACAACAAGTAAAATTACTTGGAGCTCGGGCCAAACTGCAACGGTGCCAAGTTTAAGCGCGGCCGCTAAATCATTTTATAGTAATTTGGGGGTTAGTGTTACTTGAAAAAAGGCTCTAAGGAGGCTAAGGCATGGGGCCGCAAAATGCAACGAGCAAGAAAAACAAAAACTAAAAGAAAAACTACAACACGTAAACGCCGTACAACTAAGCGCAAAATGAAAACGTTATCAGGCCGTCCCGCATATCCGCGTAAACGTAAACGTAAATCAAAATCAAAAGGCGGTTGGGATTGGTAAAAAAAGGCTTACTCATAGGGTTAATCGGAGCGGCCGTTCTCGGTTGGTATCTGCTAAAACCTAAGAATGTATGGGGAGAAAAACCGCTAGGCGGTTATATTGCAAACGTATCAATTCCCATAGGGAATGAATTACTAGAAAATAAAGCGTAAAGTTTGTGTTACAGGTTCTGTAACACGCTAAAATGACCTGTTACAGGTTCTGTAACACGCTAAAATGACCTGTTACAGGTTCTGTAACAGCTTTATTGCCATATGTATTTTGCTCCTTTGCATTTTGGGCAATCTATTGATGTATTATAAACTGGGTCTAATTTGTTAGAGTTTGTTTGTAAGTCTACGGTTCTTACTATTCCATGCGGCCGGCCGGTTATAGTATCAGCGCATAAATCACAAGCTAGTAGTTGTTTCAATCGGGGGTTTAGGTTGATTTTTGGTATTGATGTTTTTAATTTGTTCAATAATCGAATCTTTATTTTCTGCTACATAAGCCTCAGCTTTGGGAATATATGGTTTTACCAATTCTTGATATTTATTTGGAATTAATTTTTGTACTAACATATCAACAATTCCGCTTGAATTTTTTAAGTCTCCATCTGTAACTGTTACACCTTGCTTAGTTTTGTTGATTACACCTTTTAATCTTAAAGTCTCTTGCCTCAAATCTTTTATTTCTTGATTCTTTTGTTCGCGGATATAACTCAAATCTTGCTGAATATCTTTGATATATTGCCGAGAATGTTTTGAAGTTCTAAACCGGCCCCGAGTAATAACAACCCCGCACAAACCAATACTAACACAGGCAATGAGTATGAGCGAACTTGCCAGAATTTCCACATAAAATAAGAAGTTGTTTGTCTTTATAGATATTACTTAACCCTAAAGGCCCTCCCATGCGGCCCTAACATTACTCAATAAAAGCTAACAAACAACCCTTTAACAACCTAATGATTATTTTAGAGTGTCTTTAAGTCCATTCAAAGTATAGTGCTTAGTGTATACGGTATTGGTCAAGGGGTGAATATATAGGGGACTGCACATATATTTGGTAAAATAAAAAAATATATATTATTTTTATATTATTACGGCTTAGAATTATAATGCCTTATTGGTACGAAATGCCGACAAAAAAAGCGATTGAGTCGGGCCTTGCAAAAACAACTGAGGGAAAAACGGCCAAAACAATTACGATGACGATTAGTCATTGGGCCTTATTAGACCAAATAAGAAGCAAGCGCGGTTTAAAAAACCTTAATGCAGCTATGCACTTTTGCATATATCACACGGCCCAAGATGAGGAGCTCGAACCATGAAACAAATAGAAAACTACAAGCCAAGAATAAGAGAAAAATGCAGAGTTTGTAAAATCTATTTGCCGGCCGGTTGCATGAATGACATTTGTTTAAAATGTTCGCGAAAAATGGGAGCCGGATTTTCTCATCTAGAATATCTAAGCTGGCGTGATATAACTCAGGGCTAAAACCCTATTTTTTTTTTTTATTAAAGATTGATAAAAAAGCCGCTCCAATTTTCAAAAGTAAAATTTGAAATTGAATAAATATTTTTTTCATGTTTTAATTATATACATTAATTCAATGTAAGCCGGCCTATTATCAAAACTGTTTGATGATCCAGTA